AGTTATTACTTACAACTTGGATATGCTGCTGTTTTAAATGGTGGCACATGGTCTGGTATAATAAACTCTGTTGCCGGTGGTGGTGCTGCTCCGTTACTTCTTAATCCATCAGGGGGATATGTTGGTGTAGGTACAACAACTCCTAGTTATAAATTAGCAGTCGTAGCAAACACAAACGGAAACGATGGCATATCTATTACCAACGCAAATACGGGAGGAAACGCACAAGCATTTTTAATCCTTAATGCACAGGGTTATAATGGTTTACAAATAGGACAAAACTATTCTAGTGGCAGCTATTTTATTTGGGGTGGCGATAACAAGGATATAGGATTTTCTACTAATACATCAGGTAGAATGTGGATAAAAGCAGACGGGAAAGTTGGTATTAACACTAGTACACCTGGACAACAATTAGAAGTTAATGGTACTGCTTATGCCACAAGTATAATTACTCCTAACTTAAGTGTTAATAATAGTTTTACTTTAAATGGGTATGGTACAAAATTAATCCAATTTGGTAATGACGGTGTCCATGCTGGTCAAAATGGTTTAAATATAAACCAAGATACAGGAACATCAGGTTATACTTCAGGTATTAGTTTTAATTTAAAAACAACATATAGCGCTTTTTGTTATTTTCTATATAATGGAAGTGGTGTTGGTTCTATTACCACTGATGGGGGTAGTACTTATTATAATACTTCTTCTGATTATAGACTTAAAAATATTGATGGAATTGCAAGTAATACGGGCCATATAATCGATTCTGTTAATGTTTATACGGGTGCTTTTAAATCACAACCCGATGAAAAAAGACATATGATGATTGCTCATGAATTGCAAGAATTTTTGCCTTTTGCAGTTCATGGTGAAAAAGATGAATTGTGGAATAATGGTGAAATCAAGCCGCAACAAGTTGATTATTCAACACTGGTTCCAACTATGTGGGCAGAAATTCAAAGTTTGCGTAAAAGAGTTTTAGAGTTAGAAAATAAAAAATAAAAGGTAATTAAAGATGTCAACACCTATAGACAGACCATCTTTTAAAGAATATTGCTTAAGAAGACTTGGCAAACCAGTAATTGAAATTAATGTTGATGATGATCAAGTTGATGATAGAATTGATGAAGCATTGCTTTATTATTGGGATTATCATTTTGATGGTTCTGAAAAGCAATATTTTAAATTTGTCATGACACCTTATGCTCTTCCTCAAAATCTTTCAGAAGTACTTGTATCAAATGGTGGTCAAGGCTATTCAAATAATGATACCGTAAGAATATTTCAACAACCAAGATATCCAGCAGGACAAATTTTTACTCTTCCTATTACTACAAATTCAAATGGAACAATTCAATCAGTTAGTGTTGCTGGTATTTATTCTAATACTCCATCATTTTCAATTGGTACTAGTAATTATTATGATGATCCTGCTTATACTATTAATACTGCAACAGGAACCGGTGCTCTTTTACAACCTTTAAAAGGTGGTTACATTAATTTACCAGATAATATTATTGGTGTAGTAAATATGTTTCCAGTTGGACAAGCACTAAATACTAATAATCTATTTAATATTCGTTATCAAATTGCTCTTAATGATCTTTATACTTTGACTTCTGTATCCATGGTGCCTTATTATATGGCATTACAACATATTCAATTCTTAGAGCAAATGCTTGTTGGCCAGCAACCATTACGCTATAATCGCCATAAAAATCGTTGCTATATCGATATGGATTGGAATGTTGTTACAGGTGGTGATTTTATTATTCTTGAAGCATATCAAATAGTAGATCCAAATATTTACACTAAAACTTGGAATGATAGATGGCTTCAAAGATATGCAACATGTTTAATTAAACAACAATGGGGAACTAATTTAAAAAAGTTTGAAGGAATGAAATTACCTGGTGGTCTTACATTTAATGGTCAAAGAATTTTTGATGAAGCTACTCAAGAAAGAATACAGTTAGAAAATGAAATGATTAATAGTTATTCACTTCCTATTACTGATATGATAGGATAATTAACAAATGGTAACTAGTCCATTTTTTAATAATTATAATTCTTTTGGTGAACAAAATCTTTTAGAAGATCTTATTATTGAATCAATAAAGATCTATGGTCAAGATGTGTATTTTATTCCACGTGTAATAACAAAGTATGATAAACTTTATACTGAAGATGATCAATCACATTATAATCAAGCGTATCAAGTTGAAATGTATATTAAGTCTATTGATGGTTTTTCTGGTGATGGCGACTTCTTATCTAAATTTGGTGTTGAAATTCGTGATCAAGTAGTATTTTCTATTGCACGGAGAGTATTTGATCAAGAAATTGGTAGATTTACTACACAAGTCCGACCAAATGAAGGTGATTTAATTTATTTTCCATTAAATGGAAAGTGCTTTCAAATTAGATATGTAAATAAGTTTGAAATGTTCTATCAACTTGGTGGATTACAAACTTGGGAAATGACGTGTGAATTGTTTGAATATAGTAATGAAGTACTTAATACTGGAATTCAAAATATTGATAAACTTCAAATTAATTTTTCAACAAATATTCTTGATTATACACTCAATGATGAAAATAAAATACCATTATTAGATGAAAATAGTAACTATGTTGTAAATGAATTATTTGATATTGAAAAAATTGATCCTGCTGCAGATAATAATACTCTTTCTAATGGATCCAATAATTTTCCAAGCGGTTCAAATTCTTTTATTAACTTTAGTGTTCACAATCCTTTTACAGAAAATGATTTATAAAAATGTTTGGTTCTAATTTTTACTTTGGTACTGTAAGAAACTACGTTACACTTTTTGGTTCTCTTTTTAATAATATTAATATTGAAAAAACAGATTCAAATAATAAAGTAATTGAAGTAACTAAAGTGCCTATTACATATGGTCCTAAAGATAAAATGTTAGCTCGTGTTACCGAAGATCCCGGTATTGATCGATCTACTTCTATTCAATTACCAGTTATGTCTTTTGAAATGACTTATTTTGATTATGATGGTACTAGAAAACTTCGTACTACCGGTAAAACAAGTGCTAAAAATGCTAATAATTTATCACAATTAGAATATCAATATAATCCAGTACCATATAATATTGGATTTGTATTATATATTTATGTAAAAAATACTGAAGATGGAACAAAAATAATAGAACAAATTCTTCCATATTTTACACCTGATTGGACGGTTACAGCTAATTTAATACCTCAATTAAATATTCAAATGGATATTCCAGTTGTTTTAAATAAAGTTATTCTTGATGATAAATATGATGGACAATTTAAAGATAGAAGAGCTTTAGTATGGCAACTTAATTTTACTCTTAAAGGATATATTTACGGGCCAATTAAGAGTAAAAATATTATAAAATTTATTAATACTGAATTGTTTATTCCAACCACAAACAACATTGTAGATGCTGTTGGGAATATTTCTTCTGAAGTTCTTATTAATATTCAACCTGGATTATTCCCAAATGGTCAGCCAACTTCTAATGGATCACTATCTATTCCAGTAGCTCAAATTAGTGCTAATAATAATTTTGGTTATGTTACTACAATAACAGAGAAAAAATAATGTCTGATGAAGATGGTGATGACTTAGACAAAGCTTTAGGTATCACCCCATATGATACTTTCGCTGATAAAATATCTGAAATTGTAGCTATAGCAAAAAATGATTCTGCTTCTGAAGATTTTACTTTTGCAAGAGCTAATATTCGTGAAATAGTACAAAATGGTGCAGATGCTATTACAAAGCTAGCATTAATTGCAGAGCAATCACAAAATCCAAGAGCATTTGAAGTATTAGCAAAACTTATGGATACTGTTGTAAATGCAAATGAAAAATTGCTTGAAGCACAAAAAAAGATTCGTGAATTGGATAAAGCTGATATATCTAGAGATCAATCAGGAAAATCAGTAACAAACAATAATTTATTTGTTGGATCTACAGCAGAACTTCAAAGAGCATTAAAAGAATTAAAAGACAATGAATGAAGAACATATAGATAATTTTAAATCTTATCTTGGAAATCCGTTAATTAAAAAGTCTGGTGTTAGTGTTAATTGGACACCTGATTTAGTAATAGAATATGCAAAATGTTCTAGAAATCCAATATATTTAGCTGAAAAATATATAAAAATTATTAATGTAGATCAAGGTCTTGTAGATTTTAAACCTTATGTTTATCAGCAAAATATGATTAATTCTATGACTGATAATAGGTTTACAATTATTGCTACCGCGCGTCAGGCTGGTAAAACTACTGCAGTTGTTTCATTTATTCTTCATTATATTCTTTTTAATGATAGTAAAGTTGTAGGTTTGCTTGCTAACAAAGGTGAAACAGCCCGTGAAATTTTAGGTAGAGTTCAATTAGCTTATCAGCATCTTCCTAAATGGTTACAGCAAGGTGTAATTGAATGGAATAAAGGTTCATTTGTTCTTGAAAATGATTCAAGAGTTATAGCTGCTGCTACTTCTTCTGACGCAATTCGTGGTTATTCAATTAATTTATTGTTCATCGATGAAGCTGCTTTTATTGAAAATTGGGAAATATTTTTTACATCTGTTTATCCTACTATTTCATCGGGCAAAGAATCAAAGATTATTTTAGTTTCTACACCAAATGGTTTAAATCATTTTTATAAACTCTGGGAAGGTGCACATAGAAAAGATTTAGAACATAATGGTTATAATCCAATAAGAGTTGGTTGGGAAGATGTTCCTGGACGTGATGAAAATTGGAGAATATCTACTTTAGCTTCAATGAATTTTGATAATGAAAAATTCTCACAAGAATATTGTGTAGAATTTATGGGCTCTTCTGGTACACTTATTGCGGGTTGGAAATTAAAAGAATTAGTCAATAAAAATTCAATTTATGGTAAAGATGGATTGACTATGTATTTTGCTCCTGAAAAATTTAAATCATATGTTCTTATTGCAGACTCTTCAAAAGGTAGAGGTCTTGATTATTCTGCATTTCAAATAATTGATGTAACAACTATGCCTTATAAACAAGTTTGTGTATATAAAAATAATCTTATAGCACCAATTGATTATGCTGAAGTCATTTATAGAGTAGCTAAATCTTATAATAGTGCAGCAGTATTAGTAGAAGTTAATAATATGGGAGAACAAGTAGCTAATGCAATTTATTATGATTATGAATATGAAAATATACTATCAACAGAAAGTGCTGGAAGAGTAGGAAAAAGAATTACAACGGGTGTTGGAAGTAATACAGATCCTGGTATTAATACTACAAAATCTGTTAAAGCTACTGGATGCTCTATTTTAAAATTGCTTATTGAACAAAATCAATTAATTATTAATGATTTTGATACAATAAAAGAACTTTCTACTTTTTCAAGAAAAGGTAATAGTTATGAAGCTGAAGCGGGAAATAACGATGATTTAGTTATGTGTTTAGTTTTATTTTCTTGGCTTACAGATCAAGCATATTTTAAAGAATACACAAATATAAATACTTTAATGAAACTTAGAGAAAAAACTGATGAAGAAATTACTGAATCACTAATGCCATTTGGTTTTGTTGATGATGGTATACCAATAGATGAAATTACAGATTCATTTAATATTGAAAATTGGTTATTATTTGACGGTTAAATCTATCAAAGTATAAATATATTAAATAAAAAACATTCAAATATTTACCGTTAAAGGAGATAAAAAATGGCATATCTATTAAGCCCTGGTGCGAGTATCAATGAAATTGACTTGACAACAGTAGTTCCAACTGTAGCTTCTTCAACTGGTGCAATTGCCGGTGTGTTTCGTTGGGGTCCTGTTGGTGAAAAAATTTTAGTAGATAGTGAAACTACTTTAGTATCTAAATTTGGTAAGCCCACATCATTAAATCCAGAAACATTCTTTACAGCTGCTTCATTTCTTGGATATGGAAATTCATTATATGTTTCAAGAGCAGCAAATACAACAGACACAGCAAATGGTCAATATAACGCCATTGCAAATAATGCAGCAATTACCGGTGGATCAACAAATGCTGTATTTAATGCAGTTAAAGGTTCATCAGATTATTATGCTAATAAAGATGGTCAGAGTGGTGTATTTGATCCAGCAGTTACATATGTTGCTAAGTATCCCGGAGATCTTGGAAATTCACTGAGAATTTCAATTTGTGATAGTGTTAACGCTTTTAGTTCAAATATTTCTCTGTATTTTTCAAATTCACAAGCAAACGTTACTCCTTCATTTACAGTTAACATTGGTTCAAATACAGCAAACGTTGTATTTGTTTCAAACTCAACAGTTTCTGATGCTTTTAATTATGCTGGCATTGTTAATAATACCATTATTTTAGGCGATCTTATTAAGCTTGGTAATGCTTCTATTGGCTTCCAATTAAATCGTATTACCGCAATTAATGTTACATCAAATTCTACAGCTGCTAGCTTAAATATTAACTTTGCTGATCCATATAGACTTGCAACAAATTTTGTTGCAAATAATACAGTAAACGGTAATACTTCATCTGTATTAATGAATCGTAATTGGCAATATTCAAATATTATACAGCTTCCACCTACAAATTCCCCTTATGTTTCTGCTTATGGTAATAGTAATGCCGTAGATTCTATGCATATAGTTGTAATTGATCAAGATGGTTTATTTACAAATTCACCTGGTACTATTCTTGAGCGCTTTACTAATGTTTCAAGAGCTATTGATGCAAAACGCCAAACAGGTGATTCAAATTATTATAAGACAGTTATTAATTCAAATAGTGCTTATGTTTGGGTTGCTTCAGAAAGATATTCAGGATATAGCAATACAGCTAATTTAATAACATCTTCTTCAAATACACTTCCATCAACACTTGATTTTAATTTGGGTCAAGATGGTTATTCTGGATTTACTGAAGCAAATGCTTCACTTTCCATAATTACTTCTGCTTATGATTTGTTTAATTCAAAAGAAACATCTGATATTTCTCTTTTAATGCAAGGCAAACCAATTGGTGGTACAACAACAGTTAATGGAATGGTTGCTAATAATTTCCAACTTGCTAATTATCTAATTCAAAATATTGCACAGAGCAGACAAGATTGTGTAGTCTTTATTACACCTGATGATGGTATTGTTAGAGGAAATATTGGTCAAGAGTCGACTGCAATTGTAAATTGGAGAGGTGCTGTTGTAGATTCTACTTATGCTATTATGGATAGTGGCTATAAGTATACTTATGATAAGTATAATGATGTATATCGATATGTTCCAACTAATGGTGATATTGCTGGTCTTTGTGCTAGAACAGATTTAACAAATAATCCATGGTGGTCACCTGCGGGCTTTAATCGTGGTCAGATTAAGAATGCTATTAAGCTTCGTTATAATCCCGGTCAAACGGATCGTGATAATCTTTATAAGAATAATATTAATCCAATTGTTACTTTTCCGGGTCAAGGTACTTATTTGTATGGTGATAAAACACTTACATCAAAGCCTTCAGCATTCGATAGAATTAATGTTCGTAGATTGTTTATTACTCTTGAAAAAGCTATTTCGCTTGCTTCTAGATTTTCATTGTTTGAATTCAATGATGAATTTACAAGAGCTCAATTTAGAAACTTGATCAACCCTTATCTTCGTGATGTACAGTCACGTCGCGGTATTCAAGATTTCTTAGTCGTTTGTGATGGCACAAATAATACTCAAGCTAGAATTGATGCTGGTGAATTTTGGGGTGATATTTATATTAAGCCGGCTCGTTCTATTAACTATATTCAATTAAACTTTGTTGCTGTTGGAACTGGTGTTTCATTCTCAACTGTTGTTGGCCAGTTTTAATAAATAATATAAAATATAGGAGTTATAAAAATGGCCTTTAATATTAACGACTTTAAGACAAAAGGTCTTACGCTTGGTGGCGTAAGACCCACATTGTTCCAAGTAATAGTAAATCTTCCAACACCTCTTGCCGGTGTTTCTTCTAATTTTCAAGAAAAATTTGCATTTACTTGCAGTGCTACTAGTATTCCAGCATCAGCTGTTTCACCTATTGAAGTTTCTTATTTTGGTAGACAAATTAAGTTAGCTGGTGATAGAACATTTGATAACTGGGCTGTTTCTGTTATGAATGATGAAGATTTTATTGTAAGAAATGCTTTTGAAGCTTGGTCAAACGCTTTAAATACACATGTTGGAAATAGAAGAATTATTTCAGCAAATGAAACTACACCAGGTGCTAGTTATAAAGCAGATGCAATTGTTACACAATTTGCAAAAGGTGGTATTAATGGTGGTGCTGGTTCAAATTCAAGTAATGGTGCTGATTCTGTTATTAGACAGTACTCATTTGTTGGATTATTTCCAATTTCTGTAAGTGCTATGAGTGTAGATTGGAATGCTACTAACCGTATTCAAACGTTTGAAGTTCAATTTGCTTATGATTATTGGTTACCTTTAGTAACAAATAATAATGGTGCTATCGATACCGGCGCATCTGGTGGATCAGCCGCGGCAATTACTGTATACTAATTTTTAGGTATTTTATAATATGGCCAAGTTATTCGGCTTTGAATTTAAAAGAGTAATAGACACAGATCAAATTGCACCATCATTTGCTCCAAAAGAGTCAGATGATGGTGCAGTAGTTGTAGCTGCAGGTGGTGCTTATGGTACTTATGTTGATTTAGATGGTACTGTTCGAACTGAAGCTGAATTAGTTACAAAATATCGTGAAATGTCTTTACAACCAGAAATTGATGCTGCTGTTGATGAAATTGTTAATGAATCAATATCAATTGATGAACAAACTATTGTATCGATAGTTTTAGACAATTTAAATATTACTGATAATATAAAAAAAGCTATTAGAGAAGAATTTAAAAATATATTAAATATTATAAATTTTCAAAATAGAGCTTATGAAATTTATAGACGTTGGTATATAGATGGTCGTCTTTATTATCATGTTGTAATTGATGAAAAAAATACTAAATCTGGTATTAAAGAAGTAAGATATATTGATCCACGAAAAATTCGCAAAATTAGAGAAATAGTTAAAAAAAGAGTTCCTGGAGGTTCTGAAGGTGAAGCTGTAGTACCAAAAGTACAAAATGAATACTATATATTTAATGAAAAAGGATTTAACTACGGTAATAAAACTGTAGGTCCTTCAACTACTGGAATGAAAATTGCTAAAGATTCTATAGTTCATATAACATCTGGTTTAACAGATACTAATGGAACCATGGTTCTTTCTTATATGCATAAAGCTATTAAAGCTTTAAATCAATTAAGAACTCTTGAAGATGCTCTTGTAATTTACAGACTAGCAAGAGCGCCAGAAAGAAGAATTTGGTATATTGATGTTGGTAATCTTCCAAAGATGAAAGCAGAACAATATGTCCGTGATATTATGGTCAAGCATAAAAATAGATTAATCTATGATGGTGCAACAGGCGAAGTTCGTGATGACCGTAAATTTATGACAATGTTAGAAGATTATTGGTTACCACGTAGAGAAGGTGGTCGTGGAACAGAAGTAACAACATTACCTGGTGGACAAACATTAGGTGAAATGGATGATGTTCTTTATTTCCAAAAGAAACTATATCAAACTCTTAATGTTCCTATAAATAGACTTAATTCAGATGCTCTATTTTCTCTTGGTAGGGCAACTGAAGTCACTAGAGATGAATTAAAATTTGCTAGATTTATTATTAGACTTCGTGGGCGTTTTTCAATGTTGTTTAATGCAATGCTTGAAAAGCAAGTAGTACTTAAAGGTATTATGACTATTGAAGATTGGCAAAATATTTATTCAGATATTAATTATAATTTTGCTAAAGATAATTATTTTACTGAATTAAAAGATGCAGAAGTACTTCAAAATAGAATAAATGTCATGACACAATTTATTAATGGTGGTATAATTGGTAAATATTATTCTCAAGAATGGGCTCGTAAGAATATTTTGCAACAAGATGAAGATTTAATTGAAGAAATGGATGAACAAATTAGTCAAGAATTAAATGATCCAAAATGGGCTCCACTAGATCAAGCTGATAATAATATGCCTCAAGTAGAACCTCTAAAAGATGATGATGATGTTGCTGAGTCACCTGAAAATGATGAAAAAAATAAAAAAATACAGGATGCTATGTCTGCTATTCAACTATTTAAAAATCAAAAAAATAGAAGTATACAAGATGAATCAAAATATAGATCAGCAGTACAAATTCTTACAAGAAATAAATAAAGGATAATTTAAATGACTGATATTGAATATAAATTAGCAGATTTAATTAATTTTAGTTCAAGACACTCTCCAATAGATTTTGAACAAGCTTTTAATTCTATAATTAGTAGTAAACTTGCAAGTGTAATTGATCAAAAAAAGTTTGAAATTGGTCAAACTATGTTCAATACTTATGATGATGAAGAAGAGGAAGAATTACATGACCAAGCCGCTTAAAGATATTCTTGCAGGTGTAAAAAAATCTACAGTTGAACCATTAAAATTAGGTGATAAACCTGGTGTAGATTATTCACCAAAGCCGGGTGATGAACGTAAATTTGTTTCTAAGCATTCTATTGAAAAGCATGAAGATAGAGTTGGTAATGGACCAGAAGTTTATAATGGTTCAAATACAAAATATTCTATGAAAGATTCTAAAATGAAGAATTTTGGTTATGATAAAGATAAAGATGAAAGTGTTTATGAAGAAAAAAAGATGTGCAATTGTACTATGGAAGGTACAATGTGTGAAGTTCATGGAATGAAAGAATGTCCAGGATATAATGTAAATGAAGTATTAACAAAAAAGACTTCAGCAGGTGAAATTATTTCTGATTTTATACATTCAAAAGATAAAAAATTTAAAGGTAAGTCACCTAATATGCGTAAAAATATGGCTCTTGGTGCTTATTACGGAATGCATCCAGAAAAATCTAATAAAAATATAAAAGAAGATTTAGCAATGCCACTTCTTGGCGCTACAGATATTGCTAAAAATAAAACCGATGATATTCAAGACGAAATTGATATGGTTAGAACAGAACTAAAAGCAATTGCTAATAAAGCAATGCATATGCTAATGGTTATGCCAAAAGATGTTCATATTGAACCATGGGTTCAAGCAAAGATTGCTCAGGCAAAAGGAATGATTGGTAATGTTCATGATTATATGGTTTATGGTGATCACCATAAACCTGAAGAAGATGAACAAATGGATACTCCAATGACTTTTCCAGGAATGAATGTTGATAATGCATTAGGGATGAATGTATAATGTCTAATACATATACAGTAAGTACAAATAATTTTACAATGCAAACGACTCGACCGGAGTCTGTTCTTCTTCCAAAAAGAGTCAGAGATGTTGTTGGTAGGATGAAGGTATCACTTCACCAAAACATTTATGAAGCAGATTTTGAATATGGCACACAACCTTTGCGTTGGGAAAATTTAACATCTAATACTAGCTCATCTGGCAGTATTGCTAGTGTTATACATTTACCTGGTATGGGTGGTGTTCGTATGCTCGTCGGTAATAATGCCGGCGATTTAACTATTCGTCAATCGCGACCATATCAAAGATATCAACCCGGCAAAACAATGTACATGGCAACAGCTATGAATTTTGGTGCGCCAACATCTAATAATGTTCAGAGAGTTGGTTTTTTTGATGATGGTAATGGTGTATTTTTTGAACAAGGTGTTCAGACAGCAAATAATCCATCCGGGCTTTACTGTGTAATTCGTTCAGATGCTGGTACTGTTAATTTTAACGATGGAACTACAACATCATCACTTCCTGTGGATACAAAATTTTCTTATGAAAATTGGTATGGTGATCCAGTAGCATCTTTGATTGATTGGACAAAAATCCAGATGCTTTGGATTGAGTATGCATGGTATGGTGCTGGAGCTATTCGTTGGGGTTGTCAGATCAATGGTGAGCCATATGTTCTTCATGAAGTAGGAACAGGCAATGCGTCATATAGAGGTTCATCACAACAATTCCCATGGGCAAGAACAGGCAATCTTCCTGTTCGCTATGAACAAAGAAATATTGGTACTACCACGTCTAACACGGCTCTTGTTCATTTTGGTGTTTCTGTTATTGTTGAAGGTCGTAGAGATGATCAACGTGGATTTACATATTCTTATGGTAATGATAATTCAGCTTTGAAAAGAACAGTGGCATCTGGTAAAGTTAGATACCCTGTAACATCTGTTCAGATGAATCAAATGGCTAAAGTAGAGTTTGCAGGAAATTCAACATCAAATAATATTGTCACAGCATCATCAAATTCGACATATATTACTATTAATGGAACAGGAGTATGGACTGCAAATCAATTTGTTGGAAGAGCTATTTCATTCCAAGGATCTGGTTTTGCTAATACATATGTGGGTCGTATTGCTAATAATACTTCAAATACTTTGTATATGACTGATATAGTTGCAAATAATGCCGGTGTATCAAATAATTCTACAACTGGTACTTTTACACCAAATAATTCTTTCCAATATCAAATTGGTTTAGTAAATCGTGGACAAATTCTTCCTACATCATTAATTGTGTCAGCTGATGCCGCTTGTCTTGTTGAATTAATTGTCAGTACTTCATCAAATCAAGTGCAGTTAACAAATGCTAATTTTGTTGCTATGAATACTTTAGGATCACTTAACTCACTAGCTTCAAGAGACCTATCGGCTAATGCTGTTACTGCAAATACCGGTGAAGTGGTATATGCATTTAGTGCTCCATCAGGAGGTTCTGGTCTACAGACTTTTGATCTTTCAAATCTTTTTGCTCTATATAATAATATCAGAGGCACATCTCCAGATATTTTGACTGTTGCTGTTTCAACTCCAACAAATGCTGCAAACGTTGGTGCTCAGTTAATTGCGCAAGAAGCAATGTCATAAGGAAAATTTAAATGAAACTAATTACAGAAATTTCAGAAGAATTTAAATATGAAATATTTCTTGATGAAGCAACTAATAAAAAAACCCATCATATTGTTGGCCCATTTATGCAGGCTGAAATAGTTAATCGTAATGGGAGAAAATATCCATTGCATGTAATGGAAAAAGCTGTTGATAAATATCATAACGATTATATTAAACATAGCAGAGCTTATGGTGAATTGGGGCATCCTTCTGGTCCTCAAATTAATTTAGATAGAGTATCACATCTTATTTTAGATTTAAAAAGAGATGGTGATACAAATACATTTATTGGTAAAGCTAAACTTGCTGATACTCCAATGGGAAATATTGCTAGAGGCTTGCTAGATAGTGGTGCAAAATTAGGTGTTTCTTCAAGAGGCATGGGATCATTACAGTCAAAAGATGGCATAATGGAAGTTCAACCTGATTTTCAATTAGCAACTGCTGCTGATATTGTTGCAGATCCTTCTGCCCCTGGTGCTTTTGTTAAAGGTGTTATGGAAAATGTTGATTGGATTTATGACCCAGTAAAAGATACTTGGCATGAAGAACATCTTCATAAGATGAAAAAGTCTTTAAACAAAATGAAAATGAACTATATTGAAGAAAATAAACTAGCTATTTTTGAGGGTTACATTAAGTCTCTCTCAGCAAAAAATAAATTTTTATAAATAATTTAAAGATTGTAGGAGACTTTACATATGACTGATGATAGCAAAAAAGATATTAATGAGTCAATGAGACTAATTAAGACTCATAAAAATAAAAATAAAGAAGCCAAAGTTTATAAAGATACGAATTTTGATGAATATCGTGTTAGACATTTTACTGATGGTAAACATCATGAACATGCAGATTACCATACAAATGATCTAAATGATGCTCATGATACTGCAAAAATGCATTTGAAAGAAGAGTCTATTGCTGCTTCAACACTTCATCCAGGAGCACGTGCAGTTACAGATGATCCAAAATCAAAACTTGAATATATTAATAAGACCATTGGTGCTATGCATTCAATGAAAAAAACAGATCTTGAAAAGTGGTTTACTGATGCTATGAATCTTATTGGTAAAGAATATAGTGAATTGCCAAATAATGCTAATGAGAAGTCAAATGAAGCTTCAATTAAAATGCATGACTCGGGTGCAATTGGTAAAGTTGGTCCATCTGTAAATGATCCAATGCCAAAAATTGATCATAAAAATAATCCACTTGCTTCTTCAATGAAAGAGGAAGTTAATGAAATGTTTGAAGGTCAAGATCTTTCAGAAGAATTTAAAGAAAAAGCTTCTACTATTTTTGAAGCTGCTATTAATGCTAGAGCTATTCTTGAAGTTGCCCGTCTTCAGGAAGAATATGAAGCGCTTTTTGAAGAAAAAGTTAATGAAATTAAAGAAAATCTTGAAACACAACTCGACACATATCTTGAATATGTTGTTGAAAAGTGGATGAGTGAAAATGAAGTAGCTATTGAATCTACTCTTCGTAATGAAATTATGGAAGAATTTATTGATGGTCTGCGTGGTTTGTTTGCTGAACATTACATTGATATTCCAGAAGATAAAGTTTCAGTAATTGAAGAACTTGCTTCAAAAGTTACTGATCTCGAATCTAGACTTGATGAAAGTATTATTGAAAATGTACAACTTAAGAAATTTTTTCATGAAGTAGAAAAACAAGAAGCTTTTGCTGAAATGGCTAATGGTCTTACAATGACAGAGAAAGAGAAGTTTGAAGCTCTTGCTGAAGGAATTGAATTTGATAATGATATTGATTCTTATAAGAGAAAACTTTCTTATGTTAGAGAATCTTATTTTACAAATAAGTTAAATAAACCAAAAGTATCAAATATTGAAGAAGAAACATTTGAAGTAGAAAACACTGATAGTGCTTATATTAGTCCAGAAATTTCAGCCTATGCTAAAGCTATTTCGAGAACTGTTAAGAAGTAATATTTAATAAATAATTTAAAATAAAGTTTTAAGAAAGGGAACAGAAATGTATCTTCAGGAAGAAATTCAAAGAAAGTGGGCCCCGGTTCTGGAACATCCAGATCTTGCTCCAATTAAAGACGCTCATCGCCGTTCAGTAACTGCCGTTGTTCTAGAAAATACTCAAAAGGCTCTGATGGAGTCTATGGCTCATGGCCAGTATCAGACTCTTCTTAATGAGTCTCCTTTAGAAGCCGGCGGTGTTAATGGTATGGGTTCTTCAAGCTCAACAGCAGGTGCTGGTGGCATTGATACTTTTGATCCAGTACTTATTTCACTGGTTCGTAGAGCTATGCCCAACCTAATTGCTTATGATATTTGTGGTATTCAGCCAATGACTGGTCCAACCGGTCTTATTTTTGCTATGCGTTCACGTTATAGCAACCAAGCTGGTAATGAAACGTTCTACAACGAAGTAAATACGGCATTTTCTACAGTGGTTGCTGGTAATACAACGTTTGGCCAAAATTATTCAAACGCACAGTTAATTCCTGGCCAGTCAAATACTTCACCACTTGTTAATACTGCTAATTATAATACCGGTTTTGGTATGTCAACAGCTGTTGGTGAAGCTCTTGGCTCACAGACATATGCTAATGGTGCTTCTTCAGCTAACGTTGACTTCCCACAGATGGCTTTCTCAATTGAGAAAGTTACTGTTACGGCTACTACACGTGCTCTGAAAGCTGAGTACACAATGGAACTAGCACAAGACCTAAAAGCAATTCATGGTCTAGATGCTGAAACAGAACTTGCTAATATTCTTTCAGCTGAAATTCTTGCTGAAATCAATCGTGAAATTGTTCGCGAAATCAACGTTACCGCAGTTCTTGGTGCACAAGATAATACAACAACTGCAGGTGTATTTGATCTTGATACAGATTCAAATGGTCGTTGGTCAGTTGAAAA